ACGCTCTTTGGCAATACTGTCATCAAGTAATTTGCTTTGTTTTGCTAGCTCCTGCGCCGCTTTGTCAGCGAATTTGCCAACCTTCTGCTCTCTTTGTAACTCGGCGGCCTCGGCGGCACCTATCTGACCTGTGAGGCGGGCATACTCAAACGATAGATCGTTGACCATCTCAGCATTGGTGAGCAGTGCGGCCTCGGCGCTATCAAAGGCGATCCTGTTGGCTTCAATCGCCTTGTTGGTCTCATCGACAACCTTTTGGAATTCCTTTTGGCTCTCTTCATTGCGTTTTGTGGCCGCTGTGAGCGCCGCATATGCCGCAATAAGACCACCAATCGCCACTGTGGCACCTATGATGAGCGGGTTGCCACTGACCAAAGCACGACCCAACCCACGCAAAGCACCTGCGGCACCGATCGCCATATCGGCCATCCCTGCCAGCTCGGGTGCAAGCGCATTGGCCGCCTCGCCCGTAAACTGCAAAGCACCTGACATGGATCGAGCTTCTCTTCGCATATTCCTGAGTGATGACGTGGTGCGTTTGGTTTGTTGCTCGGTTCTTTGGAGACCTGCCTGCGCTTTGCCTGTCTCAATGTCGAGTATGTATTCAACGGTGGTGCTCATAGTATATCCGCAAGGTCAATAATGGAGATGTTAGGAAATATCATATCCTTTTTGCGTTTGCCTTTTTTGAGTATGCGTTTGATGCGGTCACCTCGTGCCCTCACACACTGCACACACACCAATAGATCGCTCCATGATAGTTTTGCCACCTCGCTCGGCAATATACCATACGTGCGCCCGATTATGTCGTACATGTGCACCACCTCCTCATCATCTACGAAAGGATTTGAGCCTGTCGCTCGCCTCCTTGTGCCCTTGCATGGCACGATCGAGGATGGCTTTACGATCTTCGCCATTGAGCATACCAACCCATAAACGATTTTGTTTTGCGTTCTGTTGATCGACCACACTGACAAGGTGCAATGGTTCCCATGTTTGGCCACCATCTTTGGAGCATCTGCGCACGCACTTGATCAACAATCGATCCTCGCGCTCGGCTATGCGCTCCATTTGCTCGGGTGAGATTGACGAGGTGATTTTCAGTATCTCCTCAATGTCATCAACATCACCATCCTCGATCTTCTTTGCTGTGCGTTGCAGATCTTGTATCTGTTCTTTGTTTTGGCCCTTAAAGATTGCGCTTGCAATCATTGCACTCGCAAGACCTGCGGCCTCACATTCAGATGGAGACAATATCCGCCCTTCTATTTTGATCAAACCATCGAAGGCGTCGATCTCAAAAGATGCGGATGCAATAATCTCCTCAAGGATATTTTTATCCATTATTGCACCTCATTATTGTGTTTTGTGGGTTTGTGGATTGTCTTGCTAGTTTGCAAGACCTGTTGAGTCGTCGTTGATCAGGGTTATCTTAAAGGCAGGATTGGCGCCCGCAATACCCATAAATGTAACCGTACGCTCGATACGACCAAAAGATGTGACATCATCAGAGTAGTCGACAATCTTGGCATTACGAAGTAAGAAGGCGATCGAGTCTGTGCCGCTGGTAAATGTCAGTTCAACATCAGACGATGTGCCATCAAGTTGCGCATTGTATAGGTTGTTATCCTCAAGATCGAGTGTGCAGGTAATCATCACCTCACGCACATCGCTGATCTGTGGTTGGCCTGTGAGCTTTGACCCTAGGTTATTGACCCGCTCGAGCTTATTGTCTATCGTAAACTCAAAGGATCGTACCGTATAGTTGACACTGTTGTAAGAGAGGGTGCCCGCTTGATGATGGAAGATTTGCGCACCTGTGCCAAAAGAGGGCGAGATTGCGGTGGTGCGTGATGATGCGGTCTCGGCTATTACCTCCACAGACACACTCGCCTCAGCACCTGCCTCGCATGAAAAGGTGAAAGAGGTCACCATGCACCCCTCAAACTTCTCCATCTGCCCTGTGCCTCTTTGTACCTCAACAGTCAATGAGTCAAGGGTGGGGCTTGTGGAGATGTCACGAGGCTCAAACACATGTGTATATGGCCCCGATCCTGATGTGCTTATGTTGGCACCACACGCAACCTCAATGAGTAAACCCATCCCCTGGAAGAACACAGGCATCTCTATTGATCCACCTGCCACCTCGAAGGCATCAAAGGTGGCCACCGCAAACCCTGCATCGCTTTGTGATAGGTGTGTGGTGCGCTCACGTTCTTGTGATCGCGCCATTGACACCGATGTCACTCGGTTTGATATGGTGGTTGAGACCGCTGTGCCGTACGTGGTCTCTTTTGCGTATTTGATAAAAGCCGATCGGCCAAACTGTAAAGCCATTGTTACTCCTTAGCTTGATGGTAGTTGATCACGTACTTGTATTAAGCATCTTATGTCGATCTGTTGTGTCTCTGTGGTGTATATCCTGCACACGAGCGCATAATCGGTATTGTCGCTTCCACCCTTCGCACGCACACGCACATGTCCTGCAATAAAGCGGGTTTGTCCCTCATCATATCGCCCCGTGTCATTGGTATTGCTCGAGTCAAGAGATAGTACATTGACATAATCAATACCTTCATACAACAGGCGGTTATTGTATTTTGCCGATCGATCTCCAAAGAGATTATTGACCGCAAAATACACATCGATCTCGTCTGTGGTTGCCTTGACAAACGCAACCTGTGGCACCGATACCGCAGGCCTTAAAAGAGGCTGTGACACCAAGAAGGCGGTGGGTCTTGCAAGCTCCACAAAGGCATTTAAAGCACCCGTGATCGTGGTCGATACTGCAAGATCACTGCTTTGATCAGGGTTGCCAAAATAGACATATATTTGCACCACTGATTGACCCTTCGTTGCATATCCATCGATCTCGAGGGTGAGCACACGATTTGCATAGTCAGCACCCACCGCCCTCGAGAAGTTGAGCAATTGACCTCGTGGGTCAACCACGATTACGTCATAAAAATCCGATCGTATGTTGTCCCAAAAGAGATCCCAATCAGCGGGGATCGACACCTCACTATCTCGTGCGGTTACGGTCGAGTCCGCTGTGCCTGTTGCATCGATGGCAATGGCTTGTCGTTGTTTCCAGTTTGGATCGTACCATGTCATGCTTTAAATCCCCGTGTCGCTTTGTGAGTACACCTGCACCTCAATATAACCGATGCCCACACCTTCGATGCCATACCGATCACCATCCTCGGCCACAAACGCGCATTTTATATCATCAACGATCGCATTGAGGCCGATCTGTCTATCTGCACACAGCGCCTCGACCATGTCCTCAACAAGATCCATCGCATTGATTGTGCGCTCCTCAACATCGCCACCACCCACAAAAGCATAGACCTCGAAGGTGTTGGTAATGCGGTATCTTCCTAATGATTGACCATATTCAGAAGATGCCTGCACGAAAGACACGCACGCAAAAGGTATGTACGGCGGATCAATGATGGCGCCTATTTGCACTGCATTGCTCATGTCGAGCGCACTCTCACCCGCTGAAAAGTCAACGGCTATGAGCTGTTTAATCTTCTCGGTGATCTGTCGTGTGCGTGATGCCATTACCTACCCTCCACAGCCAAAGAGAGAAGCCCACGAAGCTCTTTTGTTACCTCATTGGTTGCTACCTTCTTCATGGCTCGACCCATAAAGAGACGCGGCTTGATGTATCGTGTGCCAAATTCGACATATCGTGCATAGTTTACGGGTGCACCCTTTGTGTTGCCACCTGCGATCAAGATCATGCGTGGCCTTGCATCTTTTGTGGATACAAGACCTGTTATTGACGATCTCAAGCGCCCTGTGCGCACACGAGGGTAATCTGTGGCATTGCGCTTGGCCTCGGCCTCGGCTTTGAGGCTCAATATCTTCAATCTTTGGAAGAGTGCGCCGATCAGCCTTCGATCGGCATTGCGCATCCTCGTTTGAAATTGCGCAAGGGTAATCTGTTGTGCCATGCCATCACCTCAAAAGATCTGCCGAGATTCACGAAAAGGCGCAAGTATCTCCTTGACCTCGGGCGGCATGTTTTTTGGCGAGATGGCGATCGTTGCCGCACGTTGTGTGATGCTGTCTTTGCCCTGTGTGGCTTTGTTGCGGTGCAATTGAGATGCCCATACACAGATCCCGTGCTCAAGATCGGCGGGTAGGTTGCTATTTGCAAACCCTGCACTGCACACCACTTTGATCGCACGATACCCACGATCAAACGTATCGCTTGCGGTTATTGGGTTGAGTATCACTTGACCCAAGTATTGATCGAGCGAGTATGTGGCCGCATCGATCAATGTGTCCGATCCATATTGGCGATCAATGTCGCTGTGTATTGATGTGATGCTTTGCACAGGTCGGATCGGCAGCTGCAAAACATCATGACGGGCATACGTAGGCCCATCGAGATATATGGTGTATGTTGTCGCCAACATACGAGGAGAAGCCAAAGAATCAGGCTTTGGCCATCCAAAATAGCGAGCGGTGGCCGCCTCCACACGATCGAGCAATGCCTCGAGATCGGTGTTGGCTGTCGTGCCAGTGATCTCGGGCAAATACTGCTTGAGTGTGGTTACGGTCACCATTGCCATGACTAGACGTCTCTGCGTGGCTCAAATACAAAGAGGATCACAAGATCGGTGACTGTGGTGGGTGTGCCAGTCTTGGCGAGATCGATGCTGACCTCATCAAGATCGTCAAAGTCCAAAGCCTCGCCACCGCTCAA